CTCCTATTGGTTGCAGTCTCATAGCTGAGAACATTGTTAAAAACTCTACTAGTTGTCTAGATACTTTAAAGTATTGACTTTCATACCATTGATACTGACTAGAATCTGCTTGTAGCTCAGTTTGATATGCTTGTAAATAAGTATTTACTTTTTGCAAATAACCAGACGCTAACTCAACATCTTCATCTTGTAAATAATCTCCTACTATATTAAACCACTTATTAACATCAACTCTATTAGATTCTGTATTAACATCTGCAGTAGCATCTATTGTAGTTAAATTTGTAGATCCAGTCGGTTTATCTATTTCATTCATTTTTCTTTGCAATACTTGTAAAGCTGCATATAGAACAACTCCTCTAAAATATTCATTAGGCAAATTAGTAATGTCAGAAGAACTTAATGAAAAGTTATCACTTGGTGTTATATGTCTTAATACTGCTTTTTGATTTGCTGTTGGTACTGGTAACACTTTCAAAGTGTTTCCATCTATAAAATATCTAGGATCGTTTACTGTAGCAAAATATATACTATCTACATCTAATGCGTTAAAACTATCTGAAAAACTAATTCTTCTGCAAAGCCTAGATGCTGTAGTGCTATCATTATTCTCTCTTACAACAGAAATAATATCAATAACATCGGTTAATGCAAAACCACTATCACTTGTAATATTCTGTTCTTGTGTTAATCGTTCTGATAAAGCAGGGTTTTTTCCAATAATTCTTTGTATATATCTATTTCCCTCTTTACAGTACGACAACGTTTCTGATGTCATGTTAGACACACTACCAGTTATTGCTTCTATATCACTTTGTAAACTCATTACTTAACCTTTTTAGTTCTTCTTTTAATTTCATCCCAAGCACTTGTCATGCCAGTTTCATTGTACAGCTTTTGTCTAGTTCCTGCTTTTTTAGTTCCACTTAATATTTCAGCATGATTACGAAATCTTTCAAGATCTGGATTATTAAACAATCCTCCATCTTTTTTCTTCTTACCTAAAGACTTTAGTTGTTTAGCTGCTCTAGTAAGTCTAGTTACTACGCCCATAACTATTTCTCTTTCTTTTTTCTTCTTCTACTAGCAAGTATTCCAACCCCAGCTACTACACCAGCTGCTGCTGCACCGCCAAGAAGCAATTTGCCCATACCTCTACCTGCTCCACTGTATTTACCCATACTTTTAACAATTACAGGTTTTATTGATGCTGCTTTTTGTTTTTTAATTTTAGTCAAAAGTTCTCCCTCTTTTGGAAAATCTATTTTTTGTTGTGCCATATTGGTCCCCTTTTTTAGAGGGGAGTATGTTTCAACTCCCCTCATTGTTCATTTAACTATTACGGATTAAAGAACTGTAATACAGTGTGTGTTTCAGGTAATGAAATTTCTAGACCTGCTTCTGTAAGAATCATGTCTTTTCTTCCATCAATATCCTGATCTTGTACATTAGTAATAATTTGTGTATCTCTTGATACTCCATTACCAACTAACGGTCTGTATGATACGTTATTTAAATCAATCATAATAGCAGTATTTTCGTACGCACCTCTAAATAGTGGCTCTGCAACAAGATTTAAGTTACCATAAATAGTACTAATTCTTGTAACGTTGTGTCCAAATGCACCTTGTACATTTTGGATGTCTAAACCACTACCAACTTGTGAGTTCAATGCCATAGTATTACCTAGGAATGAAGAACCGCCAAGTTTATTGAAATATGATATAACACTTCTTGAAGCTAATACAAGTTTTTCGCCACTGTTTCCAGATTCTGCGCTAAATATATCTTGCATTGTGTCTACAAAAGTATCGTATGATGCATTTTGATAATCAAGCATCTTTACTTTACCATATTGTTCTGTGAAAGGTACAATACCCCAAGTTCTACGTACTGGTCCACCAGCTGTGCTATCGTCAGAACCAATACCGAATAACATAGCGTGCTCAAGATCCATCTTATGTTCCATAAGTTTTTCTTGATATACTCTCATGTATTCGTTAGATAGTCCACGATAACGAGTAGCTAATGCTGTACCAGAGAATAGAGGCACACTAGTCTTAAAGATTTGTGTGTATCCTTCTCTGTTATAGAACTCGTCTCTCCAACCTTCTGGATCTGCAGAACCTTCAGCAAAAGCTGAACCAACTACTTGTCCGTCTGCATCTGCTCTAAAGTGTAATTTAGAAGCATTAGCTGGAGTAATTTGTCCTGCATTAGTTGCTGTAGCTCCATTAGAGCCAGTAGGTTTATAGTTTACTCTTAAAAAAGTCATAACTAATCTAGCAGCAGTATTCACGTTATTAACGGGATCTACTTTTACTGGATCAGCAGTTAACTTGTAGTAAGCAATAGCAGGTGTTTCACTTCCTGCACCAGCATCTTGTCCGTTAGCATCGTATTCACATTCGATAGCTACGATTTGATCTCCGAGTAAAAACTCAGGTGCTGTTGCTGTTGATACTTCTCTTCCATATTTATCATATAATACATCAGCATCAAGTTCAAGTCCAGTTGCTACGTTAAAACCACTACTATAAGCAGCAGTAGATTTAGCAGCTTGAATCTGGAAGTTTCTTCTTTGATATTGGTGTCTTTGTTCCAAAAATTTAAATACAGGATCATCTGTAGGCTTATTTGAAACTTTTGATAAATAAGTAAGAAAAGGTGATTGTTGAGGTGCAAGCTCAGCTACTCTCTCTCCAAAGTTAAAGATTCTTCTAGAATCATTAATACTTGTTGAAGCTAAAGAGCCCTGTGCATCTCCTGGATTTATGCTATAAATCGCCATCTTATTTTCTCCTTAATTAAAATGGATTCTTTTTCTTATAGTTTGCAACCATAGAATCCATCATTTGATCTTCTATACTTTTAGATGACTGCTTATTAGCACCAGCTTGAACCGTGATAGGTTTAGGAATTGCTAACTTCTGTTGTCTTTGTGCCATTTCACTTTGTCTTGGATCAATTACATTAGGTTGTTGTGTCATCGGGATGTTTTCACTTTCTCTTGATGATAAAGACTTATGTAATTTAACTAAGTTATCTAGCGACAACGACTCAGGTTTAGACATTTTATCTAAAAAGTCGTTAGCTTCTTCAGGAGTATATCCGTATCCAGACTGTAAATCAGACAACAATTGATTTTGTGACTGCAACTTTTGTTGCTCTGCCAGCTGCTGTTCTGTAAGCTGATTACGTTTTTCTTCCTGAGACATTAAGTATTCAGTCATGTCGTCTAAATACTGTTCCTTTGCTGCAAGATATTTTGCAGACTTGCTATCAGGATCAGTTAGTGCTTCGGAATTATCAAAACTAGACGGTCTAACAGGTTTAACAGGTCTAACTATTTCCTGAGACTGAACTGCAGGTTGAGGTTGTTCTGGTGCAGAAGGTTCTTTCGACTTAAGAGCTTCTACTTCTTTTTTCAACGATTCAACTTCAGCAGTTTTTTTATCTGCTTGACTCTGCCAATATTGAAATTGGTCAGGACTTTCCTTTGGATTACTAACATCAGATACTTCAGATGGTTCATTTGTAGAGGTTTCTTGAACTTCTTCGCCAACTTTAGCTACAAATTGGTCGGTGTCTACTCCAAATACTTCCTTAAAAATGTCATCATCACCAGTAGGTGCACTAGCAGTTGTAAGTGGATCTACTGATTGTTCTGTGTTTAGCATCTCATTTTCGTTACTCATATTATCCTCCTAACTCTCCATCTCTCCTAATTGAGGTTCTGAATCTAGCTCTTCAGCTAGTTCTTTCTCTACGGAGCCAACGGAGTTCATTAGATTGTTTTCAACGTCTGCTATTCTAGCTTTATAAAGCTGTGTAGCAGATTCAGCCCTATTAGATATTTTATCTAAATCGGAACTAAACTTTTCTACTTCTAAACGTTTCTTAGCATGTAGCTCTTCACGTGTAGCAGTTTGTAAGTCACCTTTGACTTTCTTTAATTCTTCTTGCAACATTTGCATTTGTTGTGCCATTTGTGCTGCCTGACCACTTCTTGCTAATACTCCATCTATATCTACTAGTTCAGATTTCTTCAAGACTTCTACTTGGTCAATCAATCCAGCTTGATACATTTGCATATATGTATTTAGCATAGCCATTCTATTTGTTGGTAATGTAGAACCAGAAACTACTTTAACATCATATCTTCCTAAAGTTACATCATGGAATCTCATAACATCGCCATTATCCATTTCTTTAAAAAAGTTAAAGCGTTCTTCTTTTTCCAATCCATTTGGTTGTACTAATCTAATTACCTTTTCTTCTGTGTATATTTGTTGCATTAAAGGTACAGCAACTTTTGCACACTGATTTAAAAAGTTTTCTATATCATCTCTACGAGATTTAATTCTTCGTTGACCAAACTCGTCAACGACAAGTGTTCCTCTATAAGTTGATGGAGAGTTCATACCACTACCTTGCATAAGTTCAAAAATACCAAATCCGTATTCAAGATCGTATTTAGCATCTGCTTCGTTTTTATACAATTCATTTGGTAATGGCACAGGACCAGCAACAATAGGTGCACCTAGCTCAGCATCGAACTCAATAACACTGGTACCTGCTCTACTCCATTCTTCTTCGATTTGACGAAGATCTGCTGAGCCACGAGGAATCAATAATTTTACATTTGTACTTGTACTTGCATGCGCAATAATCAATGAACGTATTTTATTTATGTATTCTTGCAGAGGTCTATACAATCTAACATCAGACTCTGGATAAGGATTTCTGTGATGTACATTCATTAACGGTACAATAGGATACTCTTCTGTTGGTAATATTCTAGTATATAAAACATTGTTACCAACTGTTGCTGTTAACTTTACGCAACATTTTTCAATTTTATTCATCATAATATTTTCCATACCTATCATTTCTTCCGCAGTTAACGGTGTAATAACTGTAGTACTTCCAGGTATAGCATCTGGCCCTTCCATTCCTTTTACTTTTACAGGAGGTTGTGGAATAAGGTTGCCTTCGTTATCTATTTCAGGATCAGGTAGTTCAAAATGAAATATTGGACCAAACTCTTCTATGACTTTTAATAATTCTTCTTTTGCGTCTGGATCAGAAATATAAACTTCTTCGCCCGTTGCTTTACTTAAACGCATATAATAAGTTTTTTTATATTCTGCATATTCATCAGCATTAAATAAATATTCTTTTTGCGAAAATGGTTCATATATATTGTAGTATGTATGCATTTCTTTCGTATAGCGTTCTATATATTTTCTCTTAGTATGGTAATTTGTATCTTCGTCAGTATTAAATATTTGACCTTCAGTAGCTGCTAAGTCTGTTGCTGGTATTTCTTCGTCATTATCTATAGCACTATCAGAATCTTCTATAATATCCATAAAGTCTGGATATAATTGCATAGCTTGTTCATCAGTAATGTATTTTACTACTAATATGTGAGCAGCATCACGTGCATATACGTCTTTTGCATTTGGATCTATATAAACATCTAGAGGATTAATAGATTTTAAAAATACTTCACCTTTTCCTAAATCAGCCATAGGATCTTGATAGATATGCATTACCCCCATACCACCTACATAGTAATCATCTACAATTTTTTTAAGTTCTTCATTACCAGATGATTGGTCCCACATCCAGGCAAATAAATCAGAAAATACTTTTGCAGTATCTCTATCAGAATCTTCTCTAGCACTAGAACGAAATTCAGGTGAATTGTAAGTAAGTAAAGATTTTGCAGTTTCTACAATAGGATGTATACGATTTACTACAATAGGCGCTTGTCCACGTTGTTCTAAGACATCACGTTCTTCTTGAGACCATTGTGCTCCAGCTCTAAACTCTAATGCTTCTTGAAATTTAACAGCCCAGATTTCACGCAAATTATTGTACTCGTCTAAAAGTTCTAAAGACTCTTGTACTTCATCAGCTATCTCTCCAGACTCTTTATTAAGTCTTCCAGGAATATAACCAAACACATCAATCAGATCGTTATAGTTCTGACTTCTTTGTTTTCTCTTTGTTTTTTTTACGCTGTCTGGCATTTACTACCTTATATCCTTTTGGTACTTCTATTGTTGTATGCTTATCTAGCAGCTCCACATAACTATTTGCTGTAAACATGTACTTTAATAAATCTATTTGCACCTTATACTAACTTATAAGATAAAATTGAGAAAAGTCAAGGAATATTAGTTAATTTTCCAACTTTTTTGAGGAGAATAGTGAAAACTGTCCTTTTTTGGTGCTGCAGATGTAAAAGTATGGGATGGTCTATAAGAATTTTTGTTAGCATAAAAGAATCCGTCTAGCAAATCATCGTGTTTACCACGAGGGTATAATAACAGTTCATCTTCTAATGCTTGCATATTTTTATTGATGTAAACTTTTCTATTAGCAAACAATGGTTGTAAACTTTCTAATCTATATGATTTTCTAGTTCTAGGGTTTTCTTTTATTTCAAGACCAGGGATAAACAATCCAAGTTTTTCAGATTCTTCTTTGATGTATTGCCTTAACATTTCCTGATAACCTACAGACTCTATTCTTGTTTTAGAGCTACGATAATTTTTAAAATTACGTATAATAGCATCAGCTAGTGATAACGGCTTAGCTCTTTTTCTGTAGTAAGGTAAAACAAATCTATTATTGTTGTCATCTATGGCTATATTAAAAATTACAGAAAAGTCTGCA